AAACGGCGACAATTGTCGAAAAGTTAAGTGAAGATACTTTTATTGCTGACATAGGTGATTCACCCAAAGACTGGGATACCATAACAATCACAATCAATGATATTGAAAAAGTAGTGTATTGAAATAGCTAATATATTTGTATAGTATTGGGAGTAACCTTAAATGAATAAGACTATAAAAAAGAATATAATAATGATTGACGGATGGGAACATGTGCATTGCCCCGTATGTGGAAATTTAGTAGAAACATATGATATTTGCGATGTTTGTCATTGGCAAAATACAGGAGCATTTAATATCGATGGCGGTCCAAATAAAATGACCCTTGCGGAGGCTAAAGAAGCTTATGTTAATGGAATTCCAATAATATAATAGACTATAGTACTACGAAAGGAGAGACTGATGGAACTTAGAAGATTTAATAACAAGGTTGTCAGAATCACCGATATTGATGGCCAAATATTTGAAGGTGTAGCTCTTTACGAAGACAAAGATGTCCACGATGAAGAACTTGATGGGTTATCCGTTAATTCTGGAACCAGGTGGACTAAACTCTTTGAAGATGAAATAAAAGAAATTGAAATTACTGAAAAAATCAACCAATCAAAAAGCCCCTAGATTCGTTTCTAAGGGCTTCTAATTAGGTCTGTGTTATGTTTGTTCATATACCAACAAAACATCACCACGGTAGCTTTTAGCGAAGTCTAGCAGTATCTCAGCCTTGAGGCGTTCATACTCAGCTTTATCAATGCCCAGCGTCTCATATAACTAAAATAGCTTTAATCTATCTATAGATCGTCTTGTAAAGAGATTGGCGAATATCTCACGTCCTACATCATACAATCACTTATCTTCAATTCTAAGTCTAGTCTCTGAATTGCTTTTTCAAAATTTTTAATGCTTTTTAGTTTCTTTTCTACTTGGTTAGTGGTCACACTGGTATTCCTTATAGTATAATTAGTTTAAAGAGAAGTGAGGTAGAAATGATAGTGTCGCTACGCAACTTCATAGTTTGAGATGACGGGACAGGCACACCGTCCACTACTCTTGAGCGCTTAGATTATTCTAGGTGCTTTTTTTGTCATTTCGATTATTTCTTTTAAAGTTGGCTTAGTCTTCGTCAATATCCCAATCACCTACCTTGATTTCAATATTTTTATTGACCTGCTCAATTTCTTGTTTATCTCGCCAATCTTCAGGGACTCGATTTTTAACCCAAAAGATGCCTGCCGTTATGTTAGGTTTGCTATATTTCCTTACCGACACAACTTGCCCTGTGTTTGTTACTGTTTCTTCTGAATAATAATATCCAACAGCTGACCTATGCAAAGCGTTGACAACTTGGGCATCTGCTACCTCTTTACCGTCCTTTAAGGCCTCCGAAAACTCCGGATACTTCTTTTTCCATTCATAAAAAGTTGAGGGAACAATGCCTATATTTTCAGCTATTTGCGTATCAATCAAACCTTTTTTTGCCCAATATGAAACAAGCGCTAGTTTTTCTTCATTCAACCATTCTTTAGCTTTAGTTTTAGCCATTCGCCCCCCAGCATTACAAACCACGTTTTACTTTATCACGCAACTTATTATATAAGTCTGGATCACTATTTAAAAGATTAACACGCTCTAAATAACCCATTTTCTTAAACTCTTTAGCTTTGTCATTCAATTTAGCTTCTTCCTGAGCACCCACCAGTCTATCCAGTTTCTTGTTAACGTTTTCGATAAAATCTTTTTGACGGCGTTCTTCTTCAACCTCACGGATCGTTTCTTCTAATTCTTTATCAACCATCTGTTATTCCCCCTCAAAATAGTTAATACGATTCACAAAATACGCCAATTCATCTTTTGGATCTAAATAACGGCTTTGGCTTCCCATATAACCAGCTACACCACTGTAAATGTAAGGCTTACTTACTCCACTATATTCTGGGGATGTATTCAGGCGGTCAAATAACTCTTCGATACCTGTTTCTCTTACCTCATCCGCCAATCTTTTAGCAGTGTTTTTGTAGTTTTCGTTATAATTCGCAATCAATTCCAAAAGCTCAATAGATTTCTGTTTGATTTCTTGACGCTGACGTTTCACTGTTTCATCTTGCTCTAATGTTGTTTCTAAATAACCTGAGGCATTGATTTTTCTAGCGTCTGCCACGATTGAGTCAATCCGTTCTTTCTCAAGTTTTGTTCTTTGGACTTTCATATCAGCAATATACTTTTCTTTTGCGTTGACAGCTTGAAAATCTTCAAAAGTTTGTAAATCCGCTTTTTTAGATTTGATATCCTTAACTTCTTTTTCTGCTTTCTTGATTTCCTCATCAAAGCGATCAAAAATCTCTAATTGAGTCCGTACTTTGTCCATCTGGTTTTTGACTTCTTGCAATGTTGGCATTTCTTTTTCCTCCAATCTTTCCAAAAACAAAAGAGGCATAGCCAAAATAGATTACTCTACTTTATGCTATACCTCTGATTTTTTCAGTCAGTATTCTTTTTAAATATTGTTGTTTTAGATTCCACGCTGGAGACAATCTCGCCGTCTTGTATTTTTAGCGTGATACTCCCAAACCTCGGTACCTCTAACAGTTTTATTATACCATAATTTCTAAAATAAATAAAGCCATTTTGTATCTCCATTCGTTATCCTTTCATCTGTTTTAAGGGTGTCACTAGTAGTTACACCGTCGCAAGGGGGTCGGTACTATCTACCCCATTTTGTTATCTGTATAATACCATCACACTGGTTAGTGCATCCATATCCTCACTATCCCCCACTGTTGCCTCTGTATATTTCACGTCAATAACTTCAACGCCTGCCATAAAACCATTTACCTGGCTTTCCAAATCCCAAAGGGGTTGCTTGTATCTCTGATGAAATAGTTTAATTTTCATTTTTAGCTCCTTTTTTTATACGCTTCTTACAAATTTTATACACTTGTTTTTGAAAGTGTATAAAAAATAAAGTCAGTAGTACCTAGGGTTTTGCTATTGTTTTATACACTTTATACGCTTTATACATTAAAATAAAAATATATATAGGGGATAATAGGGACCCCATTTTTGAAACATAATATAAGGAAATTTTTTTATTTCCGTGTTTTTCGTATAAAGTGTATAAAACCCTTGATATGACAACGTTTTTAAGTGTATAAGATTTTTGCCCTACTGTATAAAGTGTATAAAATTCTTATTTTCTTTTTCTTCTCTTTTTATACTCTGGCCAATGGTTGTAATAACCGCGTTCATTCTTTGGCTTTTTCTGCTTTTCGGGTGTCGTCCTACCATTAGCATAGGCTACGCTTGCAAACGGCGGTAGGTCTTCTTTAGGATAAAAACCTTTATGTATCTGTTGCCCTGCAGGGATAACCTTCTGGCCAACTGCGAAACCTTCTGGCAAGTTGCTTTTGATTTCTCGATGTAAGCCCATTTCTGACCTGTTTTCTTTAATACCATAGTATTCTAGGAAACCTTTCCAAACGTGGTAGACAAAGCTATTAGGGATAAACTCACTTGTCAATTCATCAGTAAAAAACTTAGAAACAAAATCAATAACGGGGTTCATATCCTTGTGGTGTTCTTCTAAAATTTCAATCGACTTCGTAGGGTTAATGTCAGCGATTGGTGTTTCAATGGCCAACTTAACCAGGTACTCCAGCACTTCTTTGCGGTTAATGTAATCGTCTTTGATAGCCTTGTTAGGATTACCTTTGAATATTTTGGTAAAAGGTAAAATTCTAAATCGCCTATCAATAGCTGACTTATCTCCGTTCATTCTTGGTAAACCATTAGATGACTGTACCACCGTCATATTAAGGCGTATGCTATAAGGGCGTTTCCCTTTGTCCTCTATGGTCATTATGTCGCCTGTTGCTAAGCTAAACATATCTGAAGTGTCTCTAATTACTGCGTCCTTTTGTACATCATCACCTATTACAAGCGACTTTCCCAATAATATAGAAGTTGAAAATTGGCTTTTTGTTAAGCCAGTGATTTTCAAACTGGCCACATTTTCCATACCAACTAGGTTTATAAGTAACTGCTGAAAAGTTCCTTTTCCTGTTCCACCTTCACCGAAAAGCCAAAATATTTTTTGCAATGACTGCCCTGTGACGCTTGCTTTTATAATCTGGATAGCAAGGTTATAAAGCTCCTTGTCACCGTCAAACAACTCTAAAAGCCAAGCTGTCGGCTTCCAGCCGTTAATTATAGGCTCTTCTGCTCCAGGGCTATAACCTGTTTTTATCTTTCTTGTTGCTGTAATCTCTGGTGTAGTTTCTTCAAAAATGCCTGTCTTAGCATTGTATAGCTGTTTCCCAATTACAGTATAATTGCCTTGGATTTCCCTCATTTGGCTCTGTCTAGCTATTTTATAAAGCGTGTCAAATGCCTGTTTTTCCGTTGCGTTTGGATAAATGACAGAAATAAGATCTTGTAAAAATTCATTATCCTCTAACCAGATACCAAAATCAGGATTATAGAAATATAATGGGGCTTTTTGCCCTTGTGCCTCTGGCTTAATTCTAATAAATCGGACGTACTTTTTTAACATAATAGCAACTCCCAGCGGATTAGTTGGTAAGACCTTACTGCTCTTTTCCTCGCCTTTCTGCTGGGCTAGTTCTTCATGCTGGGCCTCGGTCAACCTGCCTGCCTTTACATTTTCAAGGTGTTTGCTGTCTGCCATAACTTCTTCATAAGCTTGCTGATAAGCCTTGTCCTTGATTTCTTGACACTCTTTGATAAGTTGCCCCCTAACACCTTTGAAAGTCTTAAAGTGCTTATCCTCACTTTCGCGCGCCTCTAAGATTTCACTTTCCAGGCTTTTCAATTTCTCCTTTTCTATGGTTCTATCCTCTCTTTCTGTATTCTGCCCGTGCTATGCTGCTGAAAGTACGGTCTAGTTCCTCGATTGGTAAAGGTTCAGCCGTCACGCTATTGGCTATCTTTGTAAGTTCATAGGCTGTCTCTAGGTCACAATCAACCCACTTATTAAAGAGTAAGCCTACAAAGCGTGTCAGCGCTACGTTGCGCCCTCCCTCGTCTCCAAATCCGTTGAAAAGCGTGTCAATGATCCTCATGGTCATAGATTTCTGACCGCTTGGCCTTGGAGTGTATGGAAGGCTTGTAGCATTCTGTTTGACTGGTTCAGCCGTTGTCTGTGGTACTGGATAATCAAGTCCATGCTCCACAATCTTTTGATAACTTGCTGGGTCGCCTGTTGTTACTGGTAGCCCTTGGAGTTGTGACCATGTAAGGCTGGCCATATCAAAGGGTAGTCCAATCTTGTCAGCAATCTCTTTCACTACCTGCTTATAGGTTGCCTCATTCATCACGTTGTTAGGCTTCACTACAAGGCGAAAACGGGGCTTTTCTAAGCTATGTTTGATAGTCGGGTATAAGATATAGGAGTAGCCAAATAAAGCGCTAGAAATGGCTTTTATAAAACCCTCAGTCGTCCCCTGTATATCGTCATAATCAAGGAAAATCAAATCCCGATAGATTAGACTGGAGTTGTTTCGCTTGTAACTGCCATTCTTTTCTGGTGTCACTTTCCCACTGATACAGTAAGGCGCTTGTGTACGTTTAAATTCTTCAATGTTTGCCCCTTCAGGGACTACCAAAGGCTTAAAGCGTTCAATGTACTGGAACGGCTCAATTTTATCAAATGGATAGACAAGATTACTCTGAAAGCCTTTAGCCTCATAAATTGCCATACTATCGCCCCTTTTTGCGTTTCTTTTTTAACTTCTTCAGTAGCTTTTGTTCTTGGAACTGTTCCAAAGATCTGCCACGGTGCTTATACAATTTAATGTCATGATAATGACCTCCGCCTTGTGCTGGGTGTATGTTATATCTACCCATTTTCCACCCCCAGAAACTTCCAGATGTCAGTTATTTTATAATAAACCTTTCTTGTATCTTCAAGCGGTGGATGGTATCGCCTTAGCCCTGCTTTTTCCCACTTTTGGAGTGTCAGATATTTTATATCTAACTCGCCCATGACTTCCTGGGCTGAGATTAAACCTGTCAGTCGTGGTTTGACTGTATCACGCGCTTCCAGGTATCTTTCCACTACCTCCAGAATGCCATGCGCTAGGTCTTGCTCACTTTCTCGGCTTAGGCTAAACATATCCGCCCACCTCCTTCAAGGTTTCTTTGTAGCTTTCTAGGTCACTGTTCATCAACACTGCTAGGCGCTTGCTCTCCTCCTGTACTTGGTTGTAAAAAGCCTTAGCGCCATCTAGTAGCTCGCCTTTATTCGCTGGGATAAAGTAGCCACTAAAAACGCCATATCTAACCCCTACAATAGGGATGTTGTGCTTGACTACTAGACGCTTGATGATATCGCGCACTGTTCTTTCTGTTAGCTTGGTTGTCAGGCTGATTTCTGCCCCTGTTATGGAGTTCTCAGCCCCTACCTTAATTAGTCTTAATACTCGTTTATCATTCTCTGATAGACTCATTCAGTTCCTCCCCTCCTTTGCTTTTATTCACAAAGGTTATTTGTCCGCTTGCCACCCCTTGCAAAATAGCTTTTTGGTTTTCTATGATTGTACCCAAGGTTTTCAAAATAACTACCTTAGTCTCTAAATCCAACGCTTGTTTTGTCAGCAAGCCCATAGTTACAGCTAACTTTGTTGCATTGTCCGTACACATAGCTAGAAAAATCTCTTTTGTAAAATAGGGTTCATCTGGTATTTTTTCAATATCGGGGTATAAATTCATTGTGTAACTCATTTCATACCTCCCCATACGTTGACCCCTGCAAGCTGGATATAACGCCCATAATCAGGGTTTAAATCCTCGCTAGGTGTTTCTATCGTCTGTTGGTTTTCTCGCTCAAATTGGGCGCTTTTTTTACGGTCTCGATGGTTTAGATAAAGCAGTAAGCCAATCAGTACCACGGTAACAAAAACTGCCTGTGTATTGCTTAAATCAAGTTCATTCATTGCTCTTCTCTCCATTCCTTAGCCATCTTATAAAGCAAGCTATCCTCTTCATTTTCCAATCTTGCCAAGTCTTGCTTTATCAACTCCAGCACATACTCATTAACTGCCATGTAAGTTGCTTTATGGTTTATAGTTTTCATGGTCTTATATAAAGCTTGCTCTAATACTGTGTATCTGGTATTTAAAAAACGTCCTACCCTTTGGAAATGTTTCCCAATAGATACCCTAAAATCAACACCATCCAACCGATATAGCAAGTTATGGATGTTCGCCCTGATAAGTTCATCATGGCTTTCTGTTACTTTTTTCCATTCGGATGCTTCACCATTGGTTGATACCACTAAAAGATCTATCTCCCTTAAAATACCCTTGTATTTTTTATCTACTTCATGATATGTTTCACTTCCATCTAGGGCATAGCTTTTACGGATTCGTTCCAATTCCTTAGCATGACGATATAAACCAGTTCCGTATAAGTCCTCAATCTCCAGTGTTATATTATCTATTTTCATCTTTCTCTTGCTCCAATTCTCTGATATACATTTCAATAGCATTGACTAGATTTTCCTTTGTCTTGATAAGACAATCATAAGCAAGGTTAAAAATAGCGCCCTGTGTGTCGTATTCCAAAGTTAAAAGCATGGTCTTTTCTTTGCTACTTATGTTTTTACTGAAAAAGTGAAAAGTAGCTCCCAAGGCATTTTCAGCGGTGTTAAGTCCCAAAGTTAAATTATCTAGTTCATCTAAAATATTTCTAATTTCTTCTTTTGTCATGGTTGTTTCCTTTCGTTTGCCTTTTACTATACCGGATATCCTCACACTCAAAGTTGGGCGATGGCGAGTGTGGGGGGTTGAATGGTTGTTTCTTATACAGTTTTTCTTGTAATGAAGTTCCTCACGCTCAGAAGTTTGCCGACCGAGAGCGTGGGGCTTTTTGAGTTGTTTCTTATAAACGATATCTTCACGCTCAGAGTCGCCAAATTGAAAGCGTGAGAAAGTACCAGTTTAAAGAGTTGGCGCTCTCTCGTCTGGGCACAAATCACTATTTTGTGATATAATTAAATAAATACCTAACTAAATCCCATACTTGCTTTTTGTGGTTTTAGTTGTTTGTGTGAAAAGCCTTGCTGATTTGGTCGTCTGTTAAGGCTTTTTTTGTTGATCAGATTTCTTTTAGTGAAAGGTAGTAAGAAATCTTATAAATCTTCTACTAGCCAGTTCATAACTGCCTCATAGATACGCTTTGGAGCGTCATAGTCTCCATTTTCAACTTTGGTATAGGTTTGTGGTTTAATCCCTAATTCCTCAGCTACAGCCTTCTTAGTCTGCTGAGCTTTGGCACGTTTAACACGTACCTTTTCAGCTAACTCATTTGTAATTAGCATTCGCGTCCCCTTTCTAACGGCTTTTTTTGCCGTGGTTTGATTGTAATTATACGACATTTAATTACGTATGTCAACTATTTTTGTTATTTTTTGATTTTATTATGGCCTTTTTTGCCGTAATAGGTTATAATTTACTCGAAAGGTAGAATCTTACGTATGAATAGAATTAAAGAATTGAGAGAAAATATAGGATTATCTCAAGAAAAATTAGCTAAAAACCTATCAATAAACTTACGAACATTACAACGCTGGGAAAATGATGAGACAGCTATACGAAAGAAAAATGCGGAGAAAATTGCAAATTATTTCAATGTTTCTGTTCCATATTTATTAGGTTATACAGCAGAAATAGATGACTCCAACGATTGGGGAAAAATAGTATCTATTTCCTCTCAAGATCCTGACTACGAGGCTGTAAAAGCTGGTAAATCAATCTTCCAATCTCTCACCCCTCCCAATAGTGATAAAATCCTTGAGAACAACATATTTGAATACTACGTAAATTTTTATAAAGATGGTAAGACAAAGAACAAACATAATCTATCAGAGGAGGATTTAGAAAAGTTTTTTGGCGAACAACATATTAGTCACTCTTCCTCAAAAAGGCTTAACAACTTTTATCAGGCCTTAGCTTTCTTAGAAGCCGAAGAGGCTGCTGTTCTTTCATGCTTTTCTCTTTTATCAAAAGAGAAAAAAGCTGCTGTATATGAAATACTAGTAGGACTAATTTCTCCTGACAATAAATAACCCCATAAAACGCCCTCTAAGCGATTTTAAACCTTGACCATAGATTTAGACCAGAACAATCTTAAAATCGAATCTGAGCCATTCTGAGAGGTCTCAGAGCTATTTGAGCAGAAAGGAATCGTTCATGCAAACTATTTTAGATTTTACAAAAGAAATCGTAGACGAAATTTGTAAATACAAAAACGAATTTACTCTTACAATTATGCCTGATAAAATTCGAATCATCGACCATTATGATGAAGACGATTGGACAGTGATACGTGACATCACATTCTCAAATGATTTCTTCAATGTTTTGACTAATTATGGCGGTCACGTTGATAATATTAATGAAACTCAATTCAAAACAATCAAAGAAGCTGTCGATTTTATTTTTAATTAGAAAGGAATCA